GCCCCGTTCGTAATTGCGGCGACCGGCTACCCGCTGACAATTAAGGACGGTTCGGGGGCTGCGTTGCAATACGTTGGATCGGGTCAAAAAGTCATGCTGTTCTTGTCGGACACCTCGACAGCGGCTGGGGTATGGGCAGTTGGCGTGTTACCCTACTACGGAGCCACGATTGCTCCGACGACCGCGAATATCCTCAATGCCGTGGGCAGCAGCCGTCACAAACGTACAGCCCAGGTATGTTCCTATCCCGCCGAAGTTCATTGTAATGAAACTTGAACTTGCAACGTCCGCAAATAGCTATGGCCACCTTTCCAGAGCTTGATGGGCTTAGGTACCGTGGCATAGCTTACCTCGTGTAGCTGGAGATTCCTGGATTGACGTTAATGGGCGCCGAGTCTGACTCCCCGCCAGTCGCTTCTATATTGAATTTTGTAGAGAGGTCGGCGAGCATCTTAATCCTTGTTGGATCAACTCCCGGCAGCTCCATACTGAGCCTAAAGGCTAATTGAATAATGGTAGACTCGAACCAGCGCGTAGGTATGGCTAGCGTTTGCGTAAGTGACCCAACATCTTGAACTTGCTGGTGTACAAGCATGGACAAATGTATGGTATCATTTGAGGGCACAGGCCACAATGTAACGGTGGGCGCCATCAACTTATTAAACAAATAGTTAGTTACAGTGCTTGACTGCGCATGCTTGTTAGGCATATTCGCGTAGTCATCGCGGTTCCACGCAGACACGTACAAATCTGTTACGCTGGTGGCTGAGTAAACAGCCGAGGGCGTACCATCAGAAACTCTTACATACGCCGCAGCTGTTGGAACCTCAAGCTCGAACCAGTATACTTCGCCTATATCGGTAACGTGGATAAGCGACACGCTGACTTGTGTGTCGTAGCTAACACCATCAGTAGACGTGTCAATAGTGAAGCTAGACATAGGCAACACACTGAACTTTACGCCAATGCGCACTAGGCTATACGTCTGATCGAGCGTCTGAACAGTACCTACTAAGCTCGTTTGAGCGGCCAGTTGCGGCGTGCTTTGCTGCATGTTGAGCACATCATTGGTGCCAATAGGTAGTGTATACTCTCGCCTGCCTTCTTGCAGGCCTTGATGAACTCACGCTCGCGGTAGTTGGGCGCGCCGATCGTCAGCAGATAGGTGTGATGGCTGCTGCGCTTATCTCGGCGCTGGCGCGTAATCTTCACAGTGGATTTCTCCGACAGGTAGGCTGTCGCGCGCCTCACGTCGTGGCTCCGATGCAGAGCGTTGAACACTTTCGCTACGGTCTTTTCCATTGTCGTCTCCTTGTTTCACGTAAGAATCCCACGGATGTGGGCTCCATCCGCCGCCAAACATTCTCATCCCAATAGCCCCATCGCTGGATCCGGATTGCTGTAAGCCGGTAGCACCGGCATGTCCTCAAAGCCCTCGTCGACGATCATCTCAGCGATCTCACACATCGCTCCGAAGGCGTCGGCGCCGTGGCTGTATTGGTCATGCACCGGCTGGCCGGGCTCGCCGGTCGTGAGAGGCACGCCGCGCCGGTAATGGCGCAGGCATTCGATCAGCCGCGCGCCGCCCAGGAAGCCGGTCTGCCGCTGCTTGCTGTGATCGGTGGGATCGATGTAGATGCGCGGCGCCGCGATGCGCGCGGCCTTGATGCGCGCGTTCGCATCAGTCTTGGCCATGGGCGGCTTCACGCGGCAACCGAGCCTGCGCAGTGTCTGGTACGCATTGCTGCCGGTGATCGGGTTCTTGTTGATCGCGTCGTGCGGCAGCCAGTCGTAGCCCCAATTGTAACGCAGCTGGCGCATGTCAGCGACCAGCTCGTCATAGCGCTGGAAGCTGTCTTCCAGATAGTTGATCACGTTGAGCACGGACGGATGTGGTTTCTGCACCATCACGATCGTCATCGCGTCGTTCCAGCCCAGATCCCATACGCGATGCACGCGATAGCGCGGATCGTATGGCACAGGCCGGATGCGCTGCTGCTTGTACATCTCGCCGAGCTCGCGCGCGAAGATCGCGCCTGCGATCGATGTCCTGCACTTGCCTTCCCAGATGTTGTCGTAGTCGTCTGGCGCCACTTTCTGGCAGTGCCTGCGCTCGCGGTCGAGCACCTCGGGGAAATAAGGATTGTCGTCCCAATTCACCTCGCACACGACGCAGTCGAATGGCGCCTCGTCTGTTGGTCGGTTGACGATGAACCGCTGCCACACCGGGTCAGTGTCCATGTCAGGATTGAACGTGACCCAGATCTCGCTGTTCTTGGCGCGGATGGTCGGGATGAGGATCGCCCAGCTGCGCTCGGCGACTGTCTGCGCCTCTTCGACCCACACGATGTCGATGCCTTCGAAAGACTTGATCGACTCGGCTGTGTGCCTGCCCAGGCCTGTGAACGTGATCTCTGTGCCGTTAGCACCGCGTATCTCGGTGTCGAGGATCTTGTAGAAGCCGCCCAGGCCAAGCACGCCGATGCGATCGCTGAGCAGCTTGTGCACGGACTGCTTGATCGAGTCTTGTATTTCACGCGCGCAGAGGATGCGCAGCTTCTGCGCTGCGCCCAACGCCAAGAGACAATCGGCTACCGCCCAGGAGTTATGAACGACAGTGCCATCAGCAAGAAGAAAATGCTGGTCGCCGGAAAGACTTATACCTGCCCAATCACCATCGTTAAGCGGTGTAATCGATAGCTGAGACAACAAGAAGTCTTTGTTCTTGCTGACTGCGCTTTTTGCTACACGCTTGCGCGCTATTCGGCATGGAACGCGCCAAGTGTCGCCGTTGATATAAACGGTGAAAGCCTCGCCGGTAGCACCGTTGTTGGTGCATATAGTTTTCTTCTTGGTGATGCTCGTCCTGAAGCCAAGCGTATCAGCCAAATGCTTTATCTGGCGCGCCAACACATACGAGGTCTGCGCTATCTGGTAGCCATTGTGGTGTAGATGACCATCGCTATCGATGAGACCAGCAAGCACACGCAAGCGCGTCTCTTCCGAATTCACCAAGTACATTTCAGGAATGTGCTTGTTATTCGGCAGATTCAAATCTTTGAATAGACTCCAGAGAGGATTGTATTTCCCATCCTTAATCCTGAAGCCGATATCATAAGCCTTCTGCCCATGCTTCTGGCTCATGGATATATCGCCGCCCCACGCCTTCGCAGTTCTGCGGCAATAGTCGATTACCTCTTCATCTGCGGACGTGATGCGCAACTCTCGTGAAGTACCATCACCAAGCCACACACCGAGCAGATACGGATCGAGCTCCACTTTACGCGTTGGAAACTTCAACAACCCTGCACGATAGCCTCTGAAGTGTGACTGGAAACGTTTGCTCTGTATCGCGAACAACTGGATATCAATATCACCGATATCAGACCACGAAGGATAACGTCCTTTAGGATTGCGCGCGTTGCCATTCTTCTGAACTCGCGTATCATTGATCGCAGACTTCGATTTCTTCACAGACAGCAGATGATGATCACTTACGATATAATCACAGCCAGATGTCTGGCTAACGCGAAACAGCTGGCTGTTTCCTTGGTGTCTGTGAAGCACACGCCTTGGCAAACTATCGGGGCCGAGAACTTCTTCGCCCACTTCAATGTTCTCAATCGCTTTGACAGAGCCGTCCGCCATAATAATCTGCGTACCAAAAGCAAAGCACTTACCGCCGCCACGACCGCCATGCATCACCTTGAAGCGATGCATCTCGAGGAGGAATTTGAACTTCTTCGGGATGCGCAGCTGCAGCGTCTTGCACTGCTTCAGCGTGGCTTGCGGGTCAAGCGTTCCGAGATCAGCCTTTGGAATGCCGGTCTGGCTCATTGCTTGTACATGCCACGTGTCTCGACCATCACACCACCGTCGTCGCCTATCCAGGCGCGCACGATGTCTTCCGGCTTCACGTTGGGGTTGATCAACAGTATCTCTTCAGCCGCGAGCTTCGCGTCTTCGAATGTAAGCTGGCACACGCCGTTCTTCATCGACGCAGTGCGAATGGCCGGGATGAGAAGCAGCCCGCTCATCTGCCCTGCTTCCTGGCGCGATACGCCGCCTGCCGCTCTGCGTTGCTTGCGTACTGACGCGGCCTGCCCGCAGCTGCGCCACCGCTCTTCGGCATCGGAGGCGGATCAGGTGTGATGAGATCGAGGAAATTATCCTCGGCGAATTCAACAGGCGCACGAAGCGGCGCCTCTTCGACTTGCGGCTCTGCCACGGGCTCAGCTCTCATGGGTTTGAACGACATGCGCGGGCCAGGAGATCGGATGGGCGCGCCGCGCGGCGGGTCTTCGACCTCGACCGCATCGTCATTGACGATCGATGTCGCGGGCTTTTCCTTGCCTTTGAGCGTCGACCACAACCCGCTCATCAGCGCCCCACCATCAAAGCGATCTCGCTATGAATTGCGGCGATGCGTGCTTCCTTATCAGGAATGCGATACCGCGCCTCGTAGATGTCGATCAACTTCTTTTGAAGATGGATGAGCGACAGCCCGTAGTATTCCGGGTACTTCAATTTAGTTATCTCGACTGGCCTCATGCACCAGCTCTCCAGCTCGCGAGCTCGCCGCGAATAAATTCGATGCGGGCCTCCTTGTCAGCGAGGTCGCCGTGAATCTTTGAATGCACCATGCGCAGATCGAGCAGCGCGCTGGACAATTGCGCACGCGTCAGCCCGCGATATTCCGGGTACTTCAATTTCTTTTTCTCGAGCGGTCTCATCGATCACACCAACACGATTTGAATGGCGAGGTTCTCTTGCTTCTGCGCGTTGTCCTTCTCGTACACGCCGAGATATTTCGCGGCCATGTCGAGCGCTTTCGTTTTGTCGTAGGCGACGAGATCTTCTTTTGTGAAGTGCGAGAGCGCGGCTGCTGTTTCATCGTCGAGCAGATGGATCGGAATCCGATTGCCATCAGCGTCATACAATTTTCGCTTATCAAAATTCGCGATCGCGCTGATCTGCGCGAGAACATTTTCGAGCGTGATCTTATTTGCTTTGAGCCCGGGCGACATCAGCGTCGCGATCCGCCGGGTTACGCTAGCATCTTTGAGCAGGCGGCAGGCCTCTACGCCAGCACTGGCCTCGCTGTACCCAGCTGAGCGCGCAGCCGCAGATCCATTGTAGCCATTGGTGACGTAATGCTGGCAAAAAGCTTCGCGACGCTGGTTAAGTTCTTGATCTGTCGTAACAAGATCCGTTACGTCATCAGCAGAAAGCAAATCCTCGTTAGACATTTTCACCGCAGCGGTCATGTTACAAAATCACGCAAGCCAGCAGCGCTCCCATCGATCTGAATTTACAAACCAGCTCCACACGTTGCAGAGCAGTTCGCCCTCGGCATGACGCGCCACGATCAATAACGGACCAGCGCCTTGCAGATAAACCACCGGCCCCTCGCCAGGAAGCGGAGGCGCGCCGATCGGTTCGAAGCCGTGACGCGCCTCATACGCCTCTTTCGTCTCGTTTAAAAGCGACATTGGGATCACCTCTCAACAAGATCGAAAGCCGTCTAGTATTTCCGCTTCGGCTCTTTCGGGCCGTTGAAGCCTTCATCGAAGCCAGCCTCGGCTGAACCACCGCTGCGCTCTTCCGCCGCCTTCAGCATGTCGAGCACTTCCTTGAGCAAAGGCCCGGGCGCGTCGAACGTCTTGCCCGCAGGCTGCGGCGCCACGCCACCAGCAGCTGGCGGCATGCCCTCAGCTGCCTCACCGGACATGCCATCCTCGGCACCGGCATCGCCCTCATCTCCGGCCAGGAGCGAATAAGTACCGTCACGGTTATCGAGAATCGTGCAAAGAACGATCGGCTCGTTCTCGTCCATGGGCTCCTCGTCCATCGGCTCATCGGTCGGAGGTGTCTGGTCGGGAGGCGTGGCGGGCACGCCACCACCCATCAGCGCAGGATCTTCGGCGGGGGTCATGTGCTCAGCCCTTGGTTATGAAATTGCCCAGGGCCGAGCACATGACACGATTCGCCGCAGTCTGTCTAGATCAGCCCACCCGCCGCAGCTTTTCGCGCAGCGATCGCCGCCCTGGCCTTGTCTCTGGCCGCGCGCATATCCGCGCGCGTGTGGCCGGGAATTTTTATCACCGCCTCAACAGCCAGATCGACCTCCTCCTGCTCGCGCTCAGCCTCTTCCTGCTTTCGCTTGGCCGCGCGCACGTCATTGAGCAACGCCACATGCGCGACGGGCTCTTCCAGCTTGGGCCCCTTCTTCCGGTGTTTCCAACACGCCCGCGCCATGCCCGTGTTACGCTTGCTGGGCATCGTGCTGGTGATGAAATCCGCGCCGCACTCCGAACAGTTCGAATGCCAGCGGTAATAGACCCACTTCACCTTTTCGTGGGTGGGGTGACGCACAGTGTCGACCTTGGTCAAAAAATATCGCTGGCCGCTGGGCGCAGTGAATTCGACTTCGGCTTGCAGGACGCCCTTGGGCTGGCCTGTGGTCTCGGATTCATATTGCAGGAACGCGTCCCACGCCTCCGCGAAAGTGTCGCCGCCGCCCTTCCCACCGCGTCTGATCGGATTGTCGTGCCGCGCCAGAGCATGCGCCGCCGCCGCGTCATCCTCATTTTCGAAGGCACCCAAATAAAATCGCTTGCCAGCGATGCGGATCTGGGCCGTGTACTTTCCGATGCGCTTGTCAAAATACACGCCGCGCGACGAGGCGCGTTTTTGTTCGAGGGGGGTCTGCATTCTCTGCCTCCTGGCCGAATCAATTCCTGGCCACTTTAACACCGACTTTTATTCTCCGACATATCTCATACGCCGACCCAGCTACCTATCCTACGGATAAGGTGGTAGCTTGGGGTCGGTTATTTAGACAGGACTATTACTGAGCCCGTTCGTCTGAGTACCGTTTGAGAAACATTCTCAATCTCCTATGACTGGGTATTAAATGTACTGTAAACCGACGCTTAAACCCCTGCGCCGCCAGCCATGTCCCGCCCCCGCCGCCGAGCCCGCAAAAATCTGCAAAATGACACTTGCAATAGGCGTCTATTCATGGTTTAACGGGGACACTTGTTACGAAACCAAACGAAAAAGGACCGCACAATGAACACCGCCACCATCGCCAAGATCGGCCACAATGCCAACAACCCCATCGACCAGCTGGGCGCCCTCAAGGCCCAGATCGCCGCCCTGCAGGATCAGGCCAAGCCCCTGGAGGCCGAGATCAAGGCCATGGGCGTCGGCTCCCACACCGGCCAGCTGTTCGACGCCAATGTGGCCGAAGTGGCCGAGAGCCAGAGCTACGACGCTGGCGACATGGAAAAGAAGCTGCGCGAGCTGGGCGTCACCGACGCGTGGTTCCGCCACCACGTCAACCACAAGCTGGGCTATCTGCGGCTCACCGTCAAAGCCCGCCGCTAACGAAAGGAGGTCTAGACCCAGCGCTGGCGCGCCCCCGCCCAGCGCTGCCCTAGGCCCCCTGGTGGCAGACCAGAACACACAAGGAGATCGACATATGACTGACTTTCCCGACACCGGCCTGATCGGCATGAAGCCCAGCGCCACCGACCTGACCCGCGACAGCGAGGTCGACAAGCGGCCCATGGTCCGCGTCTACCAGTTCGGACCCGGAACCCTGACGCTGCAGCTGCGCAGCCTGGGCCCAGTCAACCAGCGCGGCGGTGGCGCGGAGAAGCACATCGTCAGCCACCTGAACATGGACGTGCAGCAGGCGCGCCGGTTGATCGCGGTGATGACCAAGTGGGTCAAGGAGCAGAAGTGATGGCGTGCCCAGTCGACAGGCCCATGATCGCCAGCATGACGCTGGAAGAGCTGATCGCCTGGGCAGCAGCCCTGGAGGCCGAGTTTAGAATTCGTCTAATCGAGCAAGCAACCAAAGGACCGCAAAAATGACCGCAACACTGTCACCTGAAATGAATGCCAAAGTCCTGGCCGCCACGCGCAACACCCAGCTGGGCGCCATCATTCGCTGCGCCATGGACATCGAGCGCGACGCGGTGCCCCGCCTTGTGGGCAAGGCTCATGTCACCAGCGACGGATATGTCATGTGCGATTACTACGGCGCCAATGTCGGCTACAAGCACGGCGCCTTTGTCGGCGCGCTGAGCGATCTCGACCTGAACATCGTGGGGCTGAGCAAGCACCTGGGCATGACACCCACCGAGTACAACGCGCTGACCGCGCTGGTGACTGGATGGATCGGCAAGGACTGGAGGAGATAGTGCGCAAAGAACAATTCAACAGCCAGTTCCACCGGCAGCCCGACAAGGATCAAGACGTGGAGTGCGACAAGGCCGTGCTGCGCGTGATCGTGGCGATCGCAGCCGCTGCCGTGGCGCTGATCGCGGTGGCGTTGTCATGAACCGCTTCCGCAGCAGCAAGGGCGTCTCGCTCGTCCGTCTCGACTTCTGGGCGCCGGGAGACATGCGCGACTGGGTCGACCGCGAGGCATGCAAGGCAGGCCTGCACCGCAGCGAATTCATGCGGCGCATGATCGGGCGTGAGATGATGCGCAACACGACGTTCGACTACAAAGCCGGGCTGGTTTTCCTGAGAGAGGAGACACTGAAATGATCGACGCAGAGCTCGCTGCTGCAATCGACTTGTTACGCCAAGCCCGCAGATTTGCCAATCAAACCGTGCGCGATGAGCGCAAGATGGGGATCTGGCGCCGCAAGATCGACGACATGCTGGCGCGATACCCCGGCGATGATCCTGCCGAGAGATATGACACACCGGAGCGGGTGGCGCATCGCAATTTCGTCGACAGACTGTTTTGGCCAACCGGCTTGAGGAGGCCCTGGCGGGAGCAATAAAATTACAACAGAAAGCTTGCAACCACCCGGTTGACAGATAGGCGTCTATCTGGTCTAACGGGGACAGAAACAAGGAGACCGCTCCAATGCCCAACAACAACTACATCCAGGACGACAAGGCCATCTTCCGTGCCCGTGGCCGTCACATCGCGGCGCTGGCCCTCTTCGACAAAGGCTTCACCGCCGAGGCCCACCGCAAGGATGCGATCGATCTTCTCAACCGCGCGTATGACGTGCTGGTGAAGGAAGCGCTGGACTACGCGCTGTGGTCGCGCCGCACCGATGTCGATGGCCGGTGGGTGTGGGACGACGAGGCCGATCACCAGTTCTATATCAAGAACAACGTGCCTGACCTTCACATCTGGAACAAGGACAAGCACCCCGCGCTGTGGGCCAAGTACGGCACCGAGGCCACGATCAAGATCGCCAACGTCCTGCGCGCCGACCGCGACGCCATCAAGAACGCACCGCTGATCGCCAAGCCGATTAGCAAGGCGCGCAAGATCGAGATCGACCGCGCGGCCAAGGCCAAGACGTGCCAGATCTGTGGCCGCCCGATCCTGGCCGAGCGCGGCAACATCGCTCACCACGGCTACCAGCGCCCCGGCACCGGCTGGCAGACCCAGAGCTGCTTCGGCGCGATGCATCTGCCGTTCGAAGTCAGCCGCGATCGTCTGGGTGAGTACATTGTGATCCTGAAACGGCAGCTGGAGGACACCAAGGCCCAGCGCGTTGGCGTGGCCGATGAAAGCATTGCCCTTGTCGTGCATTACGGCACCGGCAAGTACAATGGCCGGTACGAGCTCAAGGGCTCTTTCATGGCCAACCGCGCGACTTACGACGAAAGCCGCGCCAAGCATCTGCCGCTCGCCGCGTGGAAGCGCGACATCCCAGAAAAGTTCGACGAGGTGAAGGCCCGCGAACTGCATCGTCTGGGCCGCTATATCAAGGATCAGGAATGCTATCTGGTCGGCCAGGAAGTTCGCTTCAATGATTGGAAACCCGTGCAGGAGAAAGTGACATGATGCTCAAATTCGACGACGAAAGACTGTTGGAGACAGCCAAGGCCGTGCAAGCAGTGAACCCCTTCGCGCGCAATTACACGATCGAAGGCCTGATTGATCACATGAAGGCCACAGCGCATCGCAATTTTGCTGATGGTTCAGATGGCTACGTGTCGACGCTGGGCTTTGTGCTCACGCTATGGACTGCTGAAGATGGAACGCGCCACATCTTCTCCAGCGTGGCCAGCTACTCTGTCAACGAATTCGCGCAGAAGGTCGCAGTAAAGTGCGACTGTGACTGGAGCTGACGTGACGACCAAAGTTAAATCCCAACGCCGCGTTGAGAAACATGGCCGCGTCGGCAAGCCCATGACCCTGCGCCCCGATCACAACGCGATCGTCAACGCCATCACGCTGTTTCCTAGCCGCGTCAAGACGCCAGACTTTTCCGACATGCTGTTCAAGAGCGGCAAGAACAACCGCAAGATCGGATCGCACGTCACCAAGGGCATGTGGGCCGGGATGCCGGTCTACACGCTCACCCTCACTGAACGCGCGACATGCAATCCTAAGTGTGGCAGCTGGTTTTCGTGCTACGGAAATCACATGCAGTGGCCGACGCGTTGGAAGGCCGGGCCCGAGCTGATGCGTATCATCCCCGGCCAGATCGCAACGCTGGCGCGCAAGCATCCCGGCGGCTTTGTCGTGCGTCTGCATGTCCTGGGCGACTTCCCATCACGCCAGTATGTCCAGTTGTGGGATGACATGATGTTCAAATTCCCCGAGCTGCGCGTATACGGATACACGCGTTGGGAGAAGAACGACCCCATCGGCAAGTACATCGCGGTGATGAACCAGACTTTTCCGGAGCGCTGGCGTGTTCGCTGGAGCGAGCGCGGCGGTGAGATGGGCACCGTCACCACAAAAGACGTCAACGCGCGCGGCAGGACCGCGCAAGGGATCGTCTGCCCCGCGCAGACGGAAGGCGACGCTGTTTCCTGCGGCAGCTGTGGCCTGTGTTGGAATAGCAGCGAACCGATAGTCTTCATCAACCACTGAGAGAAGAGGACCGCAAAAATGAGCACCAGAGGACTTTACACTTTCATCGACAATGACGGCCAGTATCACGTCTATGTGCATTCGGATAATTATCCGGACGGCGAGCATGGCGGCGTCAACAAGATCAACAGGACGCTGGCGAAGGCGTGGCCGCTGCCACGTTTCGAAGCCGACGAATTCGCCACCGCGTTCATCGCGACGGTCAAGGACGGCCCAGGCGGCGTGCGTCTCACGCTCGGCGAGACTTGGCAGAAGGCTGCGCCAGCCGACATCGAGTATCACTATGTGGTTTCGATGAAAGGATCGGCGCTGTATGTCGAGGTCTACTCGACGAACTGCTGGGAGAAACCCACGCAGAAGCTGGTAAAGAAAGGCACGCTTGGAACCGTGCTGACCTGGGCCATGAAACCGGAGAAAGTCTAGACTGATGGCCAGCTTCACGCGTGACGATTACAAACGGATCTACGACAACGCGAAGTACATTTACGCGCAGAGCAGATTGCCCGACGTGCGACGCAAGGCGCGCGAGATGGCGATGATGGCCGAGGATGTGATCGGGCAAGTCGACCCGCAACCCGCAGAAACATGGAAGGACTGATCATGATCGACAAGCTGGCTGGCGCCCTGGACGCCGAGGAGTATGAGTACGCGGGTTTCCGCTACACCATGGTGCCGATGTACGGCAGCTGGTCGGTTATCCCGCACGACGGTCAGCATCCTGCCGCCAACAAGGACAGGCATAAACGCAATGCATTGGAAATGTTTTTAACCGAGAGAAAAGGACCGCAATCATGACTGCAACTGAAACCACCACCCGCCCGATCCATGTGATCGCGCATGACATCAAGAAAAACTGGCCGAAGGTTTATTTCGGCGCCGTGCCGTACCTCGAGGCCATGTTCCGGCTGAGCAAGATCACCGACGACTACTACGCCGACAGCGGCGAGAGCGTGGTGCGCTACTTCCTGGCGAACAGCACTTTCTGGAGAGGCGAAGATGCGCGCCGGATCAAGGCCGAGCTCAACGCCATGCTGAAGGGGGCGCGGTGATGCCTCAGAAGATGGACGACGTCCGCGCAACCATTGTGTTCGATATACCAGCGCGATGCGACACAGAAGAGCTGGTGAAATACATTTTCAGCGCGCTCGAGAGCATGGGCGGTTGCCGCCATCCGGAAGATCCGTTCTTCGAAAGTCTGAGTGTGAAATCCATCACGCTCGGAAACGTGAGGCACGAAAACCCCAAACCGAAGGTGTTCCGCCGATGAACGTCTACACTTGCATCGACCACGCCGCCTTCTGGGTTGGCGGCGCGTCCGTAATCGTGGCTGAGAACGAGCTGCAGGCTTACGAGCTCCTGCGCGCCGAGCTGATCGAGCACGGCTTGCGTGCGCTGGTCGAGAGCCGCGAGAGGACGGGCGGCGCTGCGATGCCGACGTTCCAGCTAGTCGACACCACCAAGGCCCAGGCGATCGTCCTGAAAAACGGGGATTATTAGCCTATTTGACATAGGCGTCTATCTGTGCCACTATCAAGCAGTAGGTTGCAAATCGGGAGTTGCGAACATGGAAATCGGACAGAAAATGAGTGAGCTGAAGTTCAAGCTGGTGGACGAGAAGACGGGCGAGGAGCTGGAGCTCCCGGTCGACCGCATCATCTGGGACGGCTCGCGTGTCCGCGCCACCGGCTGGAAGCCCAGCCGGTTCATCGGCAATCCCGGGTATGTCTACGACGCCAACGGGTACCCGCTGGTCCCGTCCGTGATCGGCGCCAAGATCGTGGAGGTGCTGTGATGGCTGTCACCTACGAATGGGATCTCGAGCTCTTCGACAAAGAGAGTGAAGACGTGATCGATCATAACCATTCCGACAAGCTTGTTTTCTACTGCGAAAAAGAATTGCGCGACGCGCTGTCTGGTTGGGTCGACGACAAAGGCCAGTCCACTCGTCTTGTGCTGGTGCGCAATGAAACGTTCATCATCAAGCGCGGGTCCAACGCCGGGCTGGAAAGCAGTTCGCGCGCCTGGGCATACGTCAGCGACAGCAAGCTGCCGCTGACTTTCGACGACAACGACGAAGGCGTTAAAGTGCCTGCCCGTTTCCATGATGAATTTATGCTTATGTTGGACCGTGTGAGGGAAACAGCATGACTGACAAGCGCTACAACATTGCGCGTGAATACTGCGGCTACGACACCCCGCGCTGGGTTGTCCGTTTCTGCGGCGACTGGGTCGGCCAGCACGCCAGCAAGGAAGGCGCCAGGGCTTTAGCCGAGGTGCACGCCGAGGAGCGCAGCCGGGCCTGGAGCCAGTATAATTTACAAAAAGCTGCGGCTGGCGAGGGTTGAAAAGACATGTTTCGTGCAGCTATTGCAACTCGGTTAAGTTCTTAAAATCACCAACTTTCACACAACAGGAGATAACCGTGAACTTCATTCGCCACCTGCTTCGGGTCTTTATTTCTTGCAAATGCCGGAAGTGCGTTGCGCCGAAGCCGACGTGTTAAGGGGAGCCCTACTTGCCAGTCTTGCGCTCACGCCTCTTTAGCTCTCGCTCCACGGCATCGCGCAGGAAGGCCCCGCGCGACTCCTTGTCCTCAAGAACGGCGTCCATGCGAGCCAATGTGCCTTCCGGGAGCCTGGCTGGCATCTGCTCCCCGTTAATCTGTTTTCTACCCATGGCCCTAAAATACTTGATATCACCTATTGACGCAAGCCCGGAAAGTGATATCATCTATTTACACCCTTTGGAGTGCCTGCCATGACCGTTTCCTTCTCCGTCTCCCTGAAGAACGACCCCACCAAGGCGGGTCAGCCTGCCGCCAAAAAGCAGTTCTTTGGCGACCATCGCCGGTATGCGGTCTGGCCGATCCATACCCGCTTTGACGCGGTGGAGTGGTTCGTGGCGGATGCCGAACACCCTCTGTCGGATACCAGCCATGCCGAAATTATCCGGCAAGAGCCGACCATGGAAAAAGCCATGGAGGGTCTCGTATGAGGGGCGATCTGCGCTGCGTAGACGGGCGCCTATGGCGGCACGATCCGCAATTTGACGATCCGGACCTTGAGACTCACATTGGCCAGTGCCCGGATTGTTCCGGAGACGGCTGCGGTGACAACGGCGAGCCAGTTGCAAAAAGCGGTAGGTCAGACGCTTGGATCGGCCGTGCGGTCAGCACGGCTAATTGCTTGCAATGCGGTAAGCGCCTCGCGCCCTCAGAGTTTGACTATTGCGACGACTGTTCTGCCGGTCAGTTGGAAGACTAGGAAAATGAATATTTACCCCCTTCCCGATTTCGGCATCCGCAGCGTCCCGCCGTGCGGTGATTGTTACGATGACGGGCACTGTTCGATGAACTGCGGCCCTGCGAAATCTGAAAGCCTGCCCTCGCAGACGGCTAAGGCCCGCTCTGAAATTGTCTGCCACCCTCCCGCAACCCCTTCCCGATAAGCGAGCGATAGCTATGACCAAAGATGAACTGAACGATGCAGGGCTTGAAGTAGAGTTATCAGGAGTTCGGCATCAAATGACTGTTTGGCGGGAGAACGCCGAGAAAGCGAACGCCGATCTAAAGGCAGTGCGCGCCGAGAGCGCCGAGGCTCTTTTAAAGATGGGCCGGCAAGCCGCGGTGAGAGACCAAGACATCGCCGCCCTCAAGGCGGAACTATTCCGCGCCCACCAGACTATCGCCACCCAGCAGGGATACATCGCTCGCACCCTGGAAGACGACAACATGCGGGAGCTTGGGCCGGTAGAGTCGCAGCCCCAGCCCACCAATTACCCGACCGGGCCGCAAAGCCGACGCGGCGGCATTTCATCTGTCTATACCGGCGAGCAGTACCAGCACGGGTACAGCCGCAGCGACAGCACCAAAGCTTGGCACGACCGTTAAGGGGAGCCGTAAATGCATCACGACCCGCTGAGAATTGAAGTCGGCAATAAGGACGCCCTGAGCAAGCACATGGGCAACGATCTCTATGTCGATGTGAAGGCATACGGCGGGTCGCACATTCATCAAGTGATCCGGCAAATGGTCGCCTTGGCAACTCGCATCAATGTCGATGTGTGGTGCGATCTCAATGGTGTTCGTACTCTGGCCAGGCCATTTGACGATTGGGAAAAGCTGATAGTGGCTTGGGAAGCAGAACTAGACTCAAAGCGTGCCTATAAGCACGCCAGCACATAGGGGGCGTCATGGAGAATTGTTCAAAGCACGGACCTTATAGCGTCCTCTGCCGCATGTGCGATTTGGAGACGGTTGCAGCCTACGAAAAGGCCGAGCGGGAGACGTTGCGCGCTCTGGTCCGTGAGGTTTTCGAGGATACCGACGATTGCGTTGGTTCTGATGGCGCAGCCCGCGCCCTCGCGCTGTTCAGTCGCCTTGCCGAGTCCGGCTGGTTCAAACGTGCCCGTGCGGCACTCACATCCTAGGAGCGTTCAATGGCAAGCCCACCACCTTTTAGAAAGTGCATGGTCTGCGGCGAGCGCCTGCAATTCAGAGCGGTTGACCGGCCCAACCCACGCAAATTGATGCGACCAACAGAATACGAACAGCTTCCCCACGAATGTCCGCCCGAAGCTGTCGCCGCCTTTAAGGAGAAAATGAATGGCTAATGCAGCAGTTGAGTACCGCGAAATCCGGTTTGTGATCGAGGAAGAACTGACCCAAGCCTATGCCTTGTGTCAGGCGATAGGCGATTGCCCTCTTGGCGTCCAAGGATGGCATCACAAAACTTTCCCGAAGTCGGTCCCGGTGGCGGACATTCTTGCCAAAATGTTTGGGGAGGATAGCTGTCTGCTATGGCCCCAAGCAGCCCCCGTCTAAGGGAGCGATTTATCATGGACACATACCAACCAATTTATGACGCAGTGCGCCGCTCATTCGGGCATGTCGATATTGAGCGCGTCATGCGCGAAGCCTTCGACATTAGCTGGCCGGTGACGCGTATCGAGGAAGCGTTCATATCCGCAGCCCATGCCTATGACCGCCCGAGCGCGGTCTACCGGCCCACAATCTCCCTAGACGGCAATATGTACTGCGCCCTCTACGGCGAAGACCTTATGTCGGGGTGCGCTGGCTTCGGGGTGACCATGGACGCCGCCATGTGGGACTTCGACAAGAACTGGCGGGAGCAACAGGCCCCAAAGATGGTTGCCAAACCATACAAGTGCCCGCGCTGCGGCCAAGACTTTGAAACCAAAGAGGCGTCCGAAGGTGCGGCAGAGGGTTGCCGCGACCACGCCTGCCCTCTCACATAATGCGAGCGCAAAATGAAAAGACCTATCGTCATCACTGCCGTATGGTCCCGCCGTCGCGGCGATCAAGTCGAAACCCTCGTTGAAATTGCCGGACAGTGGCACGTCGCCATCCGCGAACGCCATGACGGCGCTTTCAGTCACATCGCAGAAGGCAACGGCGCGGACACATGGCCCGTCGATCCCGTCACCGCTGAACCGGCTTTCTGACGGAGCGCAGAATGAAAATCCTTTTCGCGCTGATTTTCGTGGCGACGCATCACGGCGGTATCGGCCACACCGCCAGCACTACAACCGTCCGGATCGGCGCATATGAGAAATTAGGCCAGTGCAAGGAGCAGGGCAAAATCCTGGTGCGCGCCATGACTCATATCGAAATCCAGCGCGGATATTTCTTCTGCGTCCCGGTTAACCTTTAAAGCGAGCCGCTGATGCGACTGACAGACAAAGAGATTATCGCTGCCGCCGATGACTGGAAGGCATGGGGCAAGCAATTTGGTTGGACTTGTCGCGCCATCGGAGACACGACACACGATGAACAGCAGCTTGCCAGCTTCTACCGCGCGGAAGACGGCATAGACAGCAGATTTTTCGATATTACCGCCAAGGTGCGCGCAGACATTGACAAACGCCTAACCACCGCTCTGGCGGAAACAGTCTGAGGGAGCCGCTGTGGAAAATGTGACAAAGCTCACGCCGCAACAAAAACGCCAAGCCCTGCTTGATCCTCGGGTTGAGGCTGTGGCCGAGGCGTTCATGCGGTATGCCGGTGGCGCTTTCTCCGATCTGGGCAGCGTGACAGTTGCGCCGACATGTACCGCCGACTGGCCGAAAGATTTTAGCCCGGCAGAGCAATCGGGTTTTCGGGCTGCGGCCCGCGCCGCAATTCAGGCGCTAGACAAGATTTCAGGATAGGGAGCGGTTATGGCGACAATTAAATGCCCTGTTTGTCTGTTGATCCACGAGGAAGGTTTGCGTCACGACAAAGACGGCAAGCTTGAGCCGCCGCGTGGCAATGCCACTGACGATTACTTTGACGCGCTGGGCGACATTGTAGAAGCACACCCCATTGGCGGGCATCGCCGTGGCGGTGCTGGCAACCCGGATTAAGGAGCGCTGGATGCAACATGATCTGAAAGTGTGGCCGCCCTTCTTCAATTCGCTGGAGTGCGGGATAAAGACCTTCGAGGCGCGCAAGGATGATCGCTGCTTTGAAGTAGGCGACACCCTGCGGCTCCGCGAGTTCGACCCTGGCACCGGCACCTATAGCGGGCGCGAACTGCTGCGGCGCATTTCCTACAAGCTGAATGGAGGCGGTGACTTTGGCGTGGCCAAAGGCTTCTGCATCCTCGCCATTCAACCTCTTACATAGATCGAGCGATAAGACGATGCACGCAGCAATCGAAAATCTTAAGACCCACCAGCAACAGCTTGACGCTGACGGTTGCATGGTCGGGGTGTCCCGGCAGGCCCTTGATGAGGCGCTGCTGCTTATCGATAACCTGACCGCCGCCCTGGAAATGTGCGAGGCGTCGTTTGACGGCCCCCATGACCAACAGGCGGACGCCCAGCACGCAGCCCAAGTTGCCTTAGCGGCGATGAAATAGAGCGGAGCCTCAAGAACGTGAATGGCATAAGCAGTAAAACAAAATATTTTACCCAGCGCCGGATCTCGCTGCCGGGAGATCCAGGCAAGTTTGAGAAGTGCTGCGATGGGCACGAAACTTTGTATGAGGCAATGCGCTGCGCCGAGAATGCGCATGCCACATACCTCGGCATGAAGCCCAGCCAGCCCGTTCACCCGATCATCGAGGCGATCGACGCGGAGCTTCGCGCGCAGTATCTGGCGCTTATCGCAGTCGGTGGAACGATGGAATTGTGCGTGTCCAAGTACACCGTGACGCGCGAGGTGATCGAGGAATTCGGTTTTGTGACCCGTGAAAAAGTTCAACCCAAGAAGGAAGTACCGTGAGCAAGCATACCCATGACTGCCCTTTGTGCGACGGGACCGGAAAGGTCTCTAAGCGTGTCGCGGAATCGAAGATCGACATTCGCGACCGCGAGAAGTGGAACGAAAGCATGCGTAAAGTGAACGCCGCCGCCCGGGCGCGTAAAAAACTGAAGAAGTCTCTTGCAACCTGACGCTTGTTGTGACCACACTGCCCCAGGCTATCGGAGAGCATTGGGATGGGCGCAGATCCGAAATACGATAATCTGTACGTCTGGGCGTGCCTTCTAGGCACTGTTGTTTTCTGGGGTTTGATAGGACTCGCTGTCTACTACTTAAGGGGCTGACCATGAAAGAAGATCGCTTTTCGCCGCCGTCATACCTGTACGAACCCAGTCGCCGTGCGCCCGACGCCACGGACGTCACCACCGCGATCACCGCTGCCGTCATGTGGGCCGCGCTTTTGTTGATCGGTGCGGTTGAGATTTATTTGGCGTTTGCTTTCGTCGGCCCGTTGCCATGAGCAAGATGTGGACTGAAAAGGAGCTGGACGCTCTTAAAAGCATGTGGCTGGACGGGGAATCGGCCAGCAAGATAGGCTCCGTGCTTCGCCGCACGCGGTGTTCCGTGCTCGGCGCCGTTCATCGCATGAAAGAGCTGCCCAAACGCGTTACCACCATCGCGCGATCGCGAGCGCAAACACGACTGCCGCCAACCCGTCGCCAGCAACTGTTGGCCAAGGACATAGTTCCGGCCAGCGCGCTTAAAGCCGCAGAGCCTCCGATCTACACCAGAGACCTTGAAGATCATCACTGCCGTTTTCCCTACGACGCGCCAGACGCGCCAGATCGCGCTGGGTATAAATACTGCGGCGCGCCCAGAAGCGGCGCCTCGCGATACTGCAACAGCCACAGCGTGGTCGTCCACCAGCACAAGAAAGAAGACATCGCCGATGCCGGATAAACTGCCACTCCTCTGCCGCGTCGACATCCAACGCATAAACGGCGACGTGTACATAAACGGGATCAAGAAGATTTTTGCCGTCGACGCCGGGCAGAACGCAAATCCCACATTCGACGAGGTGGACTGGCTGATCGGCTGGGTCAAGATTGGTCTGGCGTCGAAAGGACACACTGTTCCGCATTTTCCTGCTGGTAGGAAAGACGACGTTCATGGATCCAAGCGCGACACCAGCGCGCTTTAACGAAGAATAGGACCGCACAATGGATAGCCTTCAACAAACCGACAATGAATCCGCAGCTGTCGCCGTCGCGCAGCGCGTCACTCTCGCCGACATCAAGGCGTCGATCCGCAGCGAATACTACATGACTGCCGATCACATCATGCCTGCCGACAAGCCGTGCCTGCCAGAAGACTTTCTGGCCCTCCGCGTGCTGACGGTTTGCATCATCGTCATGAGCAACGGTTTCACCGTCATCGGCAAGGCGGCGCCCGCCAGCCCGCAGAATTTCAATCCGGAGCTGGGCCGCAAGTTCGCCTACGAGGATGCGGTGCGTCAGATCTGGCCGCTGATGGGCTTTTGCCTGCGTGATCATCTGGCGCGGGAGGAGAACAAGCCTTTGCCCAAGCCGGAAGTTCCGGCCACCGGAGAATAACCTACGCCGCCAAAAACCCAGGTCGTAAGTCTGACGGCTAATTGAGCACCAGCGGGGAAGGGTCCGAGCAAGGCTGCTCGGTAAGGCGTGGGTCTACAGAGTTGCCGGTCTCTTTAAAAACCGGCGCCTATTTTACAGAAAGCAGGCCCTAACTGCTTTCAATTTTTGATTCGTTGTACGGGTATTGCAACTCAGCGAATTACAGAAATGGAGCTGCCAGATGAAAGGTCATTGGAAATTGTGGCGCGGCGGAATCACCCTGAATGAGGGTGGCACGCCAGTCAATTTTACACTGACTTGGGGTAGTGGCTGGTTTGTCTATTTCTATTTCTTTGGCCGCCGTTGGCACACTTAAGGGGAGCGATTGAACGATGCGATGCGCGCTGACCACAGAAGGCAAGAAGATTTACGCGGACAGCCAGGACCGCCAGGGCGAGATCGTCGCGGAATATCCTGGCAGCTTCCGCGTGACCTGGGATAGCGGCCTAACCGAAACGGTGGACGCGAGTTTCATCGAAGTTTTGCAATCGTAGGGAGCCGTCATGGAGAAAATTGATGAATGGATTGCGGAAGAGTTTAGAGGGCACGGCGTTGCCGTCAGGCGACAAGACCAGCCGCCAATCTCGGGCGAACCGTTCATGTCCATGCAGATCGCGAAGCATTTTGCGAAACTCGCTTACGAACTCGGGCAGAGAGAAACCGCCGAAGAACTTAAGCGGCTCCGTGGCCTCGTCTCTCAATTCACCTCTAACGCGTAGTGGAGCCTCTTATGTTGGAAAACCGCGATACGCCACGCAAACCGGAAAAAGAGCCGTGCGTTGTTTGCAACGGAAAAGGCTACGTCATAGTGAAATTGAAGGGCGGCGATCGCGCCACCACGATTTGCGATGTATGCCGACCGCCGAAATCAAGCAACAAGTAGGAGACAAAAATGGGAAGCAAAAATAATCCAAGCCGGTACGACGCGATGGCGAAGGCCGAGCCGGATGAACCGTACTTCGTGCTGCTGGGCCGCGATCACTCCGCTGCCGAGCTGGTGCGCCAGTGGGCTGCCAAGCGGCATGCTGAAGGCGAAGCGGGCGAAGTAGTGATGGAGGCCCTCGGCGTTGCCGCTGAGATGGACAAGTTCAACATGGCGTACCACGCGCGTGTGGCGCCGCCCGTCGTAGAAGGCGACAGCGAATGAGGCGCCGTTGGATCCTGCAGCTGGGCCCTTGGGTAATACCCACGGACGCCCGTGAAGAGCTGGCGGAACTGCACGTCAGGTGCTCGCCGGAGCAGTACATCAACGCTGTCTGGGATTCCAGATACGCTTATCCCTCCGTCAGATCCAGCGAAAAAGGCTGGCCGATAGGACGCGAAGACGCAGCGCAACAGAACAATGTGGTGGAGTGGAAAAGACCATGAAACTGTTAATCACTGGCTACGCCGAGCACGGCAAAGACACCGTCTGCGAGATCCTGGCGCAGAAATTCGGCATGACATTCGTGTCGTCGTCCTACTTCTGTATGAACCGCGCGGTTATCCCGTGGCTCGCTGAACGCGGCATCACTTATCCAACGCAGGCAGCTTGCTTCATCGATCGCGTCAACCACCGCGCGGAGTGGCACAACGCCATCGCTGATTACAACACGCCGGATAAGGCGCGCCTCGGCAAAGAGCTCTTCGCCGAGGCCGATATCTATTGCGGGCTGCGCAGCTTTGAGGAATTTGCTGCGCAGAAACGGCTGCGACTGTTCGACTTCTCGATCTGGGTCGACGCCATCCGCCGCGTTCCACCGGAGCACTGGTCGTCCATCACCATACGGAAAGAGGACTGCGACTTCGTCCTCGACAACAACCGGAGCCTTGAAGATCTTCAGGACAACGTCAAGATACTGCACGAACGTCTGCGCCGTACCGCAGGCCTAGTAGGTTTGCGCAGTCTGTAATTAAGCACTTGCGTCAACCGATCGGTTGAACGTATCTTCCGCCCCCTGCCGGAGCCGAATCACCCATGAGCAAAGCTATCTCTACCGTCCTTGAAAAGGCGGGCGGCGCTCGCCCGCTTGCCGTCTTTCTCGGTGTGTCGTCTCAGGCTGTCTATGACTGGGTCCACCGGGGATGGTTTCCTCCCGCCCGCGCCCGGCAGATCGAGCGAAAATTCAAAGTGCCAAGGATCAAACTGGTAAACCCGAAACTTGCAAAATTGCTAGCTGATTAGTTTTGACTGCGCCGGGGAGGCGTGGCCGTGGGAGCATCTGTGTCGCCAATCCGACTAAAAGCCGAGGATCGTCTCAACGTAGATGATCTGCACGGAATGCTTTTGTACGACCGCGAGACTGGTCTTTTTACGTGGCTTGTAAATAACACGCGCACGCGTATCGGCGACATCGCTGGCACTGTAGGTCTGCGCGGTTACATAGTAATAAAAATAAAGGGCGTCTCTGTTCGCGCTCATAGGTTGGCGTGGTTTTTCGAGACAGGCTCTTGGCCAACAAATGAAATAGATCATATCAATGGGGACACAGGAGATAATCGCTTCGCAAATCTTCGCGAGGCAGACCGCCCCCAGAACATGTACAACTGTAAGATGCGCGCTAATAACAAAAGTGGGGAGAAAGGCGTTCACTGGTGCAAAAAGAAAGAAAAATGGATAGCGCAAATTGGCGCTAATGCAGGAAGAATCTTTCTAGGCAGTTTTGATAAAAAAGAAGACGCCAGCGCGGCTTATAAAAATGCTGCCAAAAAACTTCACAAAGAGTTTGCGAGAACATGAGCGTGGTGCAAGCCATATCACCAGAGCACAAAAGTCTTACTGCTCCTGCGCCTCTTCGCGAGATCGAGGGCTGGCTTATATGGCGCTTTGAGACTTACCACGGCGAGCCCAAGCCCAGGAAGGTGCCTTTCTATGCAGGAAGCGGAAGGCGCAAAGGCCACCAAGGCAGCGCCGCCGATCGCGCCTCGCTTGTGACTTTCGAGGTAGCGCGCGACGCAGCCATTAAACGAGGTTTCGATGGTGTCGGTTTTGCTCCTCTCAAAGAGTTCGGGATTACCGCGCTCGATTTCGATCACTGTGTAAACGACAAAGGCGATTTGCCGGGCATAGTGAAACATGCCGCATCGATTACATATTGCGAATACAGCCCAAGCGGCAAAGGTATTCGCGTCTTTCTTCGCGGTGACTTGGGCAATCACAAATCTGGCGTAAAAAACAACTCGTTTGGTTTTGAGACTTTTTCTAGTTCCGGGTTTGTTACCCTCACAGGCAACGTGTTGGACAGCGTCGAACTGTTAGGACTGGAAGACACCCTCGCAAATGTAAGCCCAGAGATTTCACAATTTTGCAAAGAACGCTTCGGCGAGGATAGGCCCCCCACAGGTACTAACAGCGATGATCCTTTCGCCGGGTTAGAACGACCCATGGGTCTGTCGATCGACCGTATGGAGGAATTACTCGGTCAGCTGGACCCCGACATGGACCGAGAAAGCTGGATAAAAGTGGGCATGGCTCTGGCGTTTGAGTGCCAGGGGGATGATACAGGATTTTCACTGTGGAATGACTGGTCGGCCAGGGGCGGCAAGTACCCCTCCGAAGAGGCCCTGAAGGCGCAATGGGAAAGCTTCGACAGACCCCGTCCAGCGGGCCGCAGGCCGGTCACCATGGCCACCGTCATGCGGCTGGCCAAGCAGGCCAACCCAGGACAGGCTGCGTCCCAGGCGGCCACCGCTGAAGAGCTGCAGGCCGCCATGGCCGATGTCCCGGCTGGCGACCCAAAGGACGCCTTCGCCACCAAAACTGAATTCGGGGGCAAGTACAAAATCCTGTCGGCCAACACCCTGTCCCAGCGCCCGCCTGGGGACTGGCTGGTCAAGGGGGTCATCCCCCTGGCCGACATCTTGGTCATGTTCGGGCCCTCCGGCTCCGGCAAGAGCTTCGTGGCCCTGGACATGGCCGCGTCGATCGCCCGGGGGATACCATGGCGCGAACGGAAGGCGAAGAAAGGCCGCGTGCTGATCATCGCGGCGGAAGGCGGCACCAGCTTCGGAAAACGTCTCAAGGCTTATGCCCAACACCACAATATCAGCCCGGCGGATCTCGACATCGGCATCATCATCGCGGCGCCGAATTTCATGCAGAAGGACGAGATCATCGAAATTGTGTCTGCAATTCGTAACGCGGGCGGCGCGGATCTGATTATCGCGGACACCTTCGCCCAGGTCACATCCGGCGCCAACGAGAACGCGGGCGAAGACATGGGCCTCGCCCTGGCCAACGCGAAGGCGCTGCGTGAGGCGACCGGCGCACCCGTCATGTTGATCCACCACGCGGGCAAGGACGTCTCGCGCGGCGCGCGGGGATGGTCAGGCATCAAGGCAGCGGTCGACGCGGAAATTGAAATCATCAAACACGATACAGGTGGCCGCGAGATCTTCATCAGCAAAATGAAGGACGGCGAGGACGGCCTTCAATTTGGTTTCAAGCTGGACATTGTTAAGCTGGGCGTCGACGCCGACGGCGACGACATCACCTCATGTGTGGCCGTCGAGGCCGAGGTGCCGGTGCCGCCCCCACCGGAAGAGACCAGCCGCAAGGGTGTCAAGGCCTACTCGATTGAAGAGACACACCTTCTCAAAGTCGCCGAAGAGATGGACGTTTCTGTCACGACGATGCCGCTGCAGGATTTTATCACCTTGTGTGTCGACAAGCTTCCGCCGCTGGAGGAAGGCAAACGCGACGCGCGCCGGGCTCGCATGATGCAGGCGCTCCAGTCTCTGACAAAGCGCGGAGGCACACCGATAAGACTTAATAGCGGTATTGTCTGGCTGTACGAGTAGGGGATTGCAACTGGTTGCTTGAAAGTCTAGGCAGGATGATCTGCTGATTTGCGAAGTGGGAGATGCGAAATGAAAATGATCTAATCGACGTGCCTGCAAACTGAAACCCTCAAACAATAGGACCGTGAAAAATGCAAATCAATTTGACATTCATTTCTCTTGCGGAGCTCGACGAATTTGTCGCGCACCACGTCAAGACCAAGGCGGCGCAGACTACCGCCGCTGTCTCTCCGGCGCCGAAGGATCCCAAGCCCGAAACTCCGAAGGAGCCCAAGGCCGAAACTCCGAAGGAGCCCAAGGCCCCGAAGGCGCCCGCTGCACCGAAGGAAGAGCCCAAGGAAGACGCGGAAATCGACTACACCAAGGACATCGCTCCGCGCGTGTTGAAGCTGGCCGAGGCCAAGGGCCGCGAAGTCGCGGTCGCCACCCTCGCCAAGTTCAACGTCACCAAGGCGCCGCAACTGAAACCGGAAGACTACGCGGCTTTCATCGCGGCGGTAGACGCCAAGCTGGCGGAAGAAGACTAGGCCAATGGCGGGAGAACACTCACTCCTGTCTCCTTCGGGGGCGCATCGGTGGATGCGCTGCCCGGGGAGCCTGCTTCTGGAATCAAAAATTCCGGATCAGCCGTCCAAGTACGCGGCGGAAGGCACCGTCGCGCACCAGATCGCGTCCGAGTGCCTGACTTCACAACTGGCTGGCGAAAAGAGGCCGCTGACGCCAGACAATTATCTTGGCCGCTACATGCAGGCCGACGATTTCGAGTTCCTTGTCACCAAGGACATGGTCGGCCATGTGCAAAGCTTCATCGACTTCGTCTACCAGACCGCTGGCAAGGAAGGAAAAATCCTTGTCGAGAAGCGGGTCAGTTTTTCCGAGGCGATCGGGCAGCCGAACAGCAGCGGCACAGCTGACGTCATCATCATTTTCCCCAACCGGATCACCAATATCGATCTGAAGTACGGCATGGGCGTGAAAGTTGACGCCGAGGACAATGAGCAAACCTCGCTCTACACCGTCGGCACAGTGGAAGATTACGGCATGATGGTCGACGCCGAAGACTACGTCGCGATCATCTTCCAGCCACGCATCGGTCATGTCAGCGAAGCCTGCATGACCCAGGAACAGCTGGACGCGTTCGTCGTAAAGGCCAAGGCAGCCGCAGAGCTCGCGGTGTCCTTTGTCGAGAACGAAAACCTCGAGCCTATTCTTGTCCCCGGCGAAAAGCAGTGCCGGTTCTGCAAGGCCAAGGCAACGTGCCCGGCGCTGAAGCAAGAGATCACTGAAGTGGTCGGTCACCTCGCCACCGCCGATGACTTCGCTGATCTCGCCGAAGTGAACACCGACAGTCTGGCAACCGCCATGACCAAGGTGCCGTTGGTCGAGCATTGGTGTCTGGCGATCCGTGCTGAAGTCGAGCGCCGCATGTTCAGCGGCACCGAGGTACCCGGCTTCAAGATCGTCGAAGGCCGCCAAGGCAATCGTGCGTGGAGCGACGCGGAAGAAGCGGAAAAGACGTTGAAGGGTTTCCGCCTCAAGTCCGAGGAGATCTACGAGTACAAGCTGATCAGCCCCACCACGGCTGAAAAGCTTCTCAAGAAGAAAAAGCCGAAGTGGTGGGAGAAGCTGCAAGACCTGATCTCCCGCGCGCCCGGCAAGCCATCGGTGGCACCCGTCACTGATAAACGTCCAGCGATGGACGTGAAGAGTGTCCCTGCGGATTTCTTCAGGGATTTAATTGCAAACAGCGAAAAGGAAGCCTGAAAAATGGAACTGAGATTGAAAAATGTGCGTATCGCGTTTCCGGCTCTCGACGAACCGGCGTCTATTGGTGATGGCGAGCCCGCCTATCAGGCGAAGTTCATCATCGAACCGAAGTCCGAAAACGTGAAGTTGTTGGACGACGCCATGGCGGCGGTGGCCAAGGACAAGTGGAAGGACAAATCCGAAGGCGTGATGGAGCTGCTCAAGGAAGACAAGAAATTGTGCTTCCTGCACGGCCCCTACAAGAACAAGAAGACCGGCGAGCCGTACCTGGGTTTCGAGGGGAAGTATTCGCTTTCCACGCGCAACCCCAACAAGCCCACCGTGTTCGATCAGTTCGGCAACGAGATCAAGGATCCGCGCGACATCAAGGCGAAGATCTATTCTGGTTGCTTCGTCCACGCCAAGGTCAACATCTGGGCCCAGGACAACACTTACGGGCGCCGTGTCAACGCCAGCATCGACGGCGTGATGTTCGCGAAGGACGGCGAGGCGTTCGGCGGGTCGACCCCGGCGAAGGCCGAGGACTTCGCGGATCTGGCCGCCGACGAGAGCGAAGCGCTCGTCTAATGGCCACGCCAGGGCACAACAGCGGCTTCGCTGCCGATCAGCTGAAATCTTTCATCAACCGCATCGAACGGTTGGAGGAAGAGAAGGCTGGTCTGTCCGCAGATATCAAGGAAGTCTACGCCGAGGCCAAAGGCACCGGCTTCGACACCAAGATCATGCGGATGCTGATTCGGGAGCGAAAGCTGGACAAGGCGACGTTGCAGAACCAAGACGCCTTGATGGCTTTATACCGCCGCGCCCTCGGCATGGATCTAGTCTGAGTACCGGCGCCCAGCTCTGCAGCTGGGCGCCGTTTTTCTTCAGCCAGGGACCGCATGGCAACTCTCTATCTCGATACGGAAGATTACAGCGAAGTGCCGTTGGCCAACGGCACGCATCGCTATGCCGAGCAGTCGGAGATCCTGCTGCAGTCCTTCGCATGGGACGAAGATCCGGTGACTGTGCTCGAGGAATTTTACCCCGAGCAGACCCAGGAGCTGGTCGACAAGGCCGACACGATCGTCATCCACAACAGCTTCTTCGACCGCACCGTCCTGGCCTACAACGGCGTGCTGATCCCCGTCGAGAAGATCGACGACACGATGGTCAACGCTTACATGCACAGTCTGCCGGGCGGCCTGGATCAACTGTGCGAAGTGCTGGGCGTTCCTGCCGACAAGGCGAAGAGCAAGGAAGGCAAGCGGCTGATCCGCCTCTTCTGCATGCCGCAGCCCAAGAACAGGAAGATCCGCCGGGCGACGAAAGAGACGCACCCGGAAGACTGGCAGAAATTCGTCGCGTATGCGGGCCAAGACATCATCGCGATGCGCGAATGCCGCCGGTTGACGCCGCGCTGGAACATCATCCCGATCGAGCGAAAGATTTGGTATTTCGACCAGAAGGTCAACGATCGCGGTATCAAGGTCGACATCGAACTGGCGCATGCGGCCATCCGCGCCGCCGATCGCGCGCAGGACATGCTCGCCAAGCGCATCGACAAACTCACTGACGGCAAGGTCACGTCGGCCACGCAGCGCGCAAAGCTGATGGAATATCTCGACAACGAGCATGACTATAATCTGGTCGACTTGAAGAAGGGCACCGTGGCAACGGAGCTCAAGGACAACGAGATGCCGGATGAAGTGCGCGAGTTGCTGGAGATCCGGCAACAAGCCTCGGCCACCAGCACTGCCAAGTACCCCGTCCTGATCAAGGCCGCGTCGACGCGCGACGATCGCCTGCGTGGCACGTTGCAGTATGGCGGCGCCAGCAGGACACTGCGCTGGGGCGGCAGGCTGTTCCAACCACAGAACCTCATGCGGCCTACCATGCCGCACAAGCTGATCGATCTGTGCATCTCCGCGTTGAAGGCGAATTGCGAGGATCTGATCTTCGGCGAGATGCTCGACGCCAAGGGCAAGAAGATCCTGGCCAGCGTCATGGAGATGCTCGGCAATGCCGTGCGTGGGTCTCTGATCGCGGAGAAGGGCAAGAAGTTCGTCATCTCGGATCTCAGCAACATCGAAGGTCGCGTGCTGGCATGGCTGGCAGGCGAGGAGTGGAAGGTCAAAGCCTTCGTCGACTTCGACAAAGGAATCGGCCACGACATATACGTCCTGGCTTACGCCCGCGCGTTCGGTGTCACGCCGGAAGTTGTCCTAGCCGACAAGAAAAATGGTGTCGGCCTCATGCGCGCGATCGGCAAGGTCATGGAGCTGGCGCTTGGGTATGGTGGGGCGGTCGGCGCCTTCACCACCATGGGCGCTGTGTATGGTGTGTCGCTGCCGGAAGACAAGGTTGTCGAGATCGTCCAAGCGTGGCGCAAGTCCAATTCCAAGATCAAGAAGTTCTGGTATGACGTCGAGTGGGCATGCCGCCAAGCACTGCGCAATCGCGGCGAGAGATTTGTCTGCGGCCCGCTGGAGATGGATCGCGTCGATCTCCACGGCGTGCGCTGGCTTCGCATCAAGCTGCCGTCTGGGCGATATCTCTCCTACTTCGGAGCCGACGAGGACGACAGCGGCCAGCTCGTTTATTACGGCATCAATCAGTACACGAAGAAGTGGGAGCTGCTCGACAGCTACGGCCCCAAGTTCGTGGAAAATATCGTGCAAGCCGTGTCGCGTGATATTCTCTCGCGCGGTCTACTCGAGGCGGAAGCAGCTGGCTTCGAAGTGTGCCTGCACATTCACGATGAGGCGGTCACCGAAACCGATGACGACGATCGCTACACTGCCGATGGCCTGTCCAAGATCCTGGCGAAAACGCGGTCGTGGACGCAGGGATTGCCGCTGGCCGCAGCTGGTTTCGAGTGCGATCGTTATAGAAAGGACTGATCATGGTTGAAGGTGAAGCCTTAAAGAAATGGTGCCCGTTTGCGCGTGTATCCGTTCAACTTACGAGCTTAAGTGGCGAGCTCAGAAATGTTCCTACGTCGCACAACAGAAACCCAATAAAACACGGAGAAAATTTCAGCGCTCCGCTTGCAGCTTTCTGTATCGGAAGTGCCTGCATGGCGTGGCGCAGGCAGTCTACAAGCCCGCTGTTCAATGTCACCAAGGACGGGAAAACATCGACGTTCTATTGGGATCCTACCGGCTTCGATGGCTATAAAGACGCCGTTATCGTGAAAATGGAAACCCACGAAGGGTATTGCGGCCTAGCAGGAAAGCCATGACTACACCCGAAGGCATCATAGAAAACTACTTCGTAAAACGCGTTCGCGAGACCGGCGGCAAGGTACGCAAGCTGAAGTGGATCGGCCACAACGGCGCCCCCGATCGCATGGTGTGGTGGCCAGCGAAGAAAGAATACAAAACACCTTTGATATATTTTATAGAATTGAAAGCGCCAGGAAAGAAGGCAACCCCACAGCAAAAAAGTGAACACATAAAAATGATAGCAGATGGCCTTCATGTAAGAACGATAAGCTCTATCGATGGTGTGGATCGATTTCTGGGAGAAGCGCTTATACAGCGCACGCTAACCTGTAAATGAGTGAGATCTTCGTCCCGCACGACTATCAATACCCAACGATGGATTTCATCAAGGCGAACAAGCGTTGCGGCGTGTGGGCGCCGATGGGCGGTGGAAAGACCGTATGCACGCTTACCGCGCTAGACCATCTCAGCCTCGTGGAGGATGTGTGGCCTGCCCTGGTAATGGCGCCGCTGCGCGTCGCGCGCACGGTGTGGGGCCCAGAGATCGAGAAGTGGAAGCACCTGAACCATCTGCGTGCGTCCATCATCACTGGCAAGGAAAGAGAACGCGAGGCAGCGCTGAAGGTCGATGCCCAGCTGTTCGCTGTGAACTACGACAATCTCGTGTGGCTTGTCGATGAGCTCGGCGACGACTGGCCGTTCAAGACCGTCATCAGCGATGAATTCACGCGGCTGAAAGGCACACGCTCCAAGCAGGGCGCCAAGCGCGGGCAGGCTCTCAGCAAAGTTGCCTTCAGCAAAGTAGAGCGTCTCACTGGCCTGACAGGCACGCCGTCACCCAACGGGCTCAAGGATCTGTGGGGGCAGACTTGGTTCATCGACCACGGCTTGCGCCTCGGGTCCAGCTACACCGCGTTCGAGAACCGTTGGTTCCAGCGCGGCAAGGACGGTTATAGCATCACACCGATGGAACATGCCGAGGCCGAGATCCATGCCAAGGTGCATGATGTCTATATCACCGTCAAAGGTCTCGACGTCGACGAGCCGATCTACAACCAGATCTTCGTCGAGCTGCCGCCAGCCGTGCGCAAGATCTACCGCGACATGGAGAAAAAGAAGTTCGCGGAGATCAAGGATAAGGGTGTCGGCGCAGCCAACGCGGCGGTCAAGACCGGCAAGCTGCTGCAGATCGCCAACGGCGCCGTGTACACGGGCGACAGCGACATTCCTGAAGAGAAGGGAATCTGGGAAGATCTCCACAACGAAAAGATCGACGCACTCAAGAGCGTGATCGAAGAGGCGAATGGCGCGCCGGTCCTCGTTGCTTACAATTACAAACACGATCTCGAGAAGCTGAAGAAGGCTTTCCCGCAAGGCCGCGTGCTCGACGCCAAGGCCAGCACCGTGCTGGACTGGAACGCTGGCAAGATTCCGGTCCTCTTCGCGCATCCGGCTTGCCTGCACCCAGAGACCGAAGTGTTGACTGAATTTCGCGGCTGGCGTAGGTTAATAGACGTCACGATTCGTGATCGCGTGTTCGACGGAGTACAATTCGTTAGCCACTCAGGATGCGTCCTTTCCGGTCGTCGCGAAGTCACAGATTTTTTTGGTGTTACCTCTACACCAGATCATAAATTTCTGGTCGGAGGAAAATGGACGAAGGCCAAAGATGTTAGAGATCGTGAGAGTGCTAAAGAAAAAGCACTTTACCGCTACGCGGGCGATGACAAATATCTTAGCGAGATGTTTGCACTGCAAAAGAACATCGAAAATTCTTCTGCAGAATCTTATAAAACACAACCGCAAAAAACAGAAACACTGCCGACACTGCGTGGAGGAGACGTTTCATCGATTAACCGGAACACCGATATGGAATTCGTGGCACGGTCTGAAGTACAGATGCCAGGACGCGAAAGACAAGAACTACGGCGGTCGGGGGATAAGTGTGTGCGACTCGTGGATGGATTTTCGAAATTTCTACAACGATATGTCTCCGACTTACCGAGAGGGAATGACGATAGAACGACGCGACGTAAATCGCGGGTACTCAAAGAGCAATTGCAAATGGGTGTCGAAGTTCGATCAGCAGTCCAACAAAAGAATGACGAGACGTTTGATATACGAAGGACGGCGAATTCATTTAGCCGAGCTTTGCCGACTGACGGGGTTGAGTCGCGGCATTATAACGACAAGATTGAATTGTGGAATGAACGCCGATCAGGCAGTGGCTTCGGCGAAAGCATCTACTTACAAAAAGAACCGGAAAAAACGGAAGTATACGATCTAGTGGATTGCGGTCCTCGTAACAGGTTCGTTGTTAGAAATAAAAAAGGTGAAGTTTTTATTTCTCACAATTCCGCTGGCCACGGCCTGAATCTCGCGCAAGGCGGCAACATTCTGGTGTTCTTCGGCCTGGACTGGAACCTCGAGCTCTTCATGCAGATCATCGAGCGTATCGGCCCGATGCGCCAGAAGCAGGCCAAGCTTGACCGCCCGGTCTTCGTGCATCTGATAATGGCGAAGAACACGATGGATCTCGCCGTGTACGAGCGGCTGATCGGAAAGAAATCCGTGCAGGATGTTCTGTTGGATTATATGAGGAGAGCAGCGTGATGTTGAAAGATATCACCGTCAAATGCCAGTGCGGGTGGCAAGGAAAGCAATCGGAACTGCTCCCGCGAAAGACGGAAGAAACTAAAGAAAAAGTCTGCCCGAAGTGTGGAGCGTTCTTTACTTGTTGGCCGAATCGGTAAAGGATCCTGGCGGCTCTTAGGAGCGTTTTCCCACCCACTCCCAACTCGATCCGCTAGGCAACTAGCGGATCTTTTTCTTGGCCAGCAAAGCTGAGTGCTTCCTTCTCGACGCCTTCGATGCGCGTCTCCCAACCCCCGCCAAAAACGTCCCACCCATCGAGATCCTTTACGAAGGCCAGCCTGACGTTGGTGTACTGACGGATTATCCAGTGCGGCGATTTCTCGTTCGCGGCCTGGATGGTGATCGGGCCGATATCGCCGTCTTCCTTCAGCCCGAGTACGTGCTGCAGGATCTTCGCCGCGCGTCTGGGGCCACTGTTCACGGCGGTGTCGAACACGCAGTAGTCGACACCGGCTGGCAGCTTGTCGCCTTCGATCGCGTTCCAGTATTCCGATTTGTAGAACGGCGTGACGATCGACGGCGTCAACGCGCGCATGTCGGCTTCCGTCACGCCGTGGCCCAGGTACTTCTCCCAGGCGCGCTTGGTCACGCCCAAATTTGTCATGCCGCCCGGGTCGCGCGAATGATTTACAAAACCGCCCTCGCGATCCGGCCTCAACAAGAGCCGGATGCCGAGATCGAAGATCTGTTTCATCAGATGCCGTGTTTGGCGATCAGGTAGCCGCACACACCAAGCAACACGACGATGAGACTGCATGCGCCCAGCCAGTTCCTGTCGTACAGTGCTTTTATGTTGTCGCCGATGTGGTCGAGTTTCTTGTTTATGTCGAACCGCCAGTGTTCGGCCACTCTTTCCCTGCGTTCGCAGGCCTGTTCGTGCGACGTGATCAACATGAGAGCCCTCTGCGCAACATCCCTAGCCACCTGATCAACGCAATCAGACATTTTAATGATCTCCGTACACTAAGGTTCCCGGTGGAACTTTTAAATAGTCCTTGGCAATCCGGTATACCGGCACTCAGCGACGGTTAAGAAGCAGCTTTCTGTCTTGCGATCGACGCATCGATCTCAGCCATGAGCGTGGCGTAGGCGCTGTCTTCAGCCGCCTCATAAGCCGCCAGCTCGTCGACGGTGGGCATCTTGCCGCTCTGGAACTGGTCCCACAGAGCCAGAGCCTGGGGCACATTGTCGGCCACACCGATGGCGATCTTGATACCGGTCGACACGGCGCCAGCGATGGGCAGACCGGCGGCTGCGGCGACCGCAGCGACCTGGGAAACGATGCTACCGGCGGTCCTCAGAGCCGCCAAGAATTGTTCGCGAGTCATGGCCTATTGAATTCCTTTCGCTGCTTTGTAGGCGTTGAGCACGGTCAGCGCCTCGTTGAAACTGGCCAGTGCTGCCGCGACCAGCGGGCTGTCGCCAGCGCGCTGGGCGTCTTCCGCTTTCTTCAAAGCGTTGTGTACCGCCGGGACCAAGATCTTCATGCGCTCCAGCACAGGCACCGGCAGAACGTCGTTCCTGACCAAGACCGTGAGATTGGTCTCAGCAGCCGTGGTGAGAAGGATGGCGTCGGCCAGCGTCTTGGCCTGCGCCGGGCTCGTAGTGGTTGCCGACACGGCGACGTCGGCGGCAGCTTGTCGTGCTGTGGTGCATCCGCCGATCGGCGCCAGCGTGAGCGCGAGAAAGGCAGTCAGAATTACAAACGGACGTTTCATGAAAACTCCTTTGCGGTTTACAGGGCTTTTGGTGATGCGGGCGGCGTGGGTACCACGGTGGTGTTCGGATTTTCCTCGACCGCCCTGGCCTGGGTCTCGGTCGCCTTGGCCATGATGGCCGCCGGTACCTCTTGCGTAAGCGCGGCGCGCACGGTGTTGTTGACGATCGCAGCCTGCGACATGTGCGCGGCCCACCATCCCCACAACGCAGCGGCAGCAGCTGACAGAACCGCAGCGATCGCGCCGGAAATCATGAGCGACAGATTCGGGTCGTTGAAGCCGTGGGCGTTGAGCCATGTGACCATCACACCGGCAGCAGCGGCGGATGTCGCGACGATGCAATTTCTGATGATGGAATCCGTCGCCGGGTTTCCGGTAACGGACGGCACCAGCGGTGCTTTTTCAGGTGTCGTCATAGAAGGCCCCTTCTACTGAGTTGGTTGGTCTGGTGAACCGAAGAAATCATCTTCCCAGATTTCCTTCGGTGTCTCGCGTGAACGCTTCTTGCCGTAAGTGCTGGCGCCAATACCGAGCGGATCGAGAATGGCGATCGCGATCAAAGGCGCTGCGTTAGGATCTGCCATTGCCTCCCTGAAAGTGCTCACGCCGATCGGTGTGATCAGCTTGGCAACTTGCCCCGTGTAGGACGTCTTGTTACCGGCAAAATCGGTTCCGCGCAAACTGTCCAGAACCGCACCGAGGAACGGGGAGGCCTTGCCCTCTATGAAATCCTCGACAACATCAAGCCCAGTGCGCTTTCCGAAGCCGCCTTTGTTAAGATCCGTGAACTTGCCGTTCACAGCGCTCTTGCTCCACCGGCTGAATTTTCCATTGTGGAAGGTCGGAATGATTCGCGCGGCCAGGACGACCAGAGACGACATACCGCCGGAAATGTCGAAGCGCGTGTCGCCGATTTTTATCTTTCCGAAGTTCGACGAACGCGGGTCGAGCTCCACGCTGTCGGGCCACAGCAAACCGGCCAGGGCGTAGATAAATGCCATGGACCCCACGATCTTCAACAGATTCATAGCGGCCTGTCTGCGCACAAAACTGCGCGCAGGGCCAGCCTCGATGCCGAAGCCGCCGGTATGAAAGGTCAACGTGTCCCAGTTCGACTTCAGAAAGCGGATGGAGAAGAACGCGGCGTTCGTCCACTCGCCAGACACCTTTCCGATGTTGCCGCGACCGGTCATGGAATTCACGAGGTCGCCGATCGCTTCCGCTTGTTTGCCCGGCTTGGACATGTCGACGCCGAATTCTTCGGCCCTGGTGATAAGCCGGTCAGCCAGATCTGACCTAAGACGTAAAGCGCCACCGACGAACGCCGATTCCGACGCCTTGTATAAACGACCAAGCCCCGGAATTTTTTCGGGCAGCGTGGTTGGAAAAGCTTCTTCAAAGTCTCTTCCAAGCGCGAATTTGCCATTGTCGTATTTCCCGTTCATGGCATTGGGGCGCGAGAAGATATCGGCCTTGATCACAGAGATCGGGTCGCGTCCTCTCAGCGAATTTCCGATGTCGCCCCAGGATCTCGCAAAACCGTTGGCCCAGATATCCGGGTTGGTGAAAAGCGTCTTGATGCCTTGGCGCCCGAAGAAGCTGTTGTCGAGCGAGGCCACGATGCCCTTGACCGAGTTGGCAACGTCAAGAAGCTGATGCCCGTTGGTCTGGGTCAGCCATTCCTTGAAAGACTTTGCGTTGGCGTCGCGCATCAGCGCTTCGACATAGTTTTTGTAATCGACGAACGCGGTGCCATACGCGAGGCGATCGTCTTCATTCGTCCACGCCTGGGTGTCAGGGTTCCACTTTTCTTTGAGATCGGAGATCCGCTTGGCGCCCTGCGAGATGGTCTTGGCCTCGGCGGGGGTGAGCGGCGCCTCGAATTTCTTGGCGACGAAATCGGCCAGGAAGGCGCGCTCTTCTGCGGGCTCGAGGACACTTTCCAATTTCTTGACCTTGCCGATGAAGTCCAGCTTCACGCGGTCGGACAGGCCTGACATCTGCTTGGCCCAGGTCATCAGCCCACGCTGCTGGTCTTTCAGCAGCAGCTTCTCCTCGAACGCGGCGTTTACGCCTTGCGCGAGGTTGTCTCCCACGACGACGGCGAAATGCGCCCGGCGCTCGGCGCTGGTCATGTCCATCAGCTTCTCGACGTCGATCGCGCCGCTCTTGATCGCGGCCATGAAGTCGTTCGCATTGGCTCTGGGAATGCAGAACATGGTTACACCTTGCAGATGATCGAATTGATCATCTCATTGAGTGATGGCTTCTTGCTCGCGACGGCCTGCCTGCGGGTCAAGGCCAACGCCTCTTTTACGATCTTCGCGGTCTCTTTGTCGACATTCTCGGCCTTGGTCAACCGAGCCTCGCGCGCCTCACGGATCCGGCGCATGTCTTCTGTCGGCGAGATCTCCAGCCGGTTGCGCCACGCCGCGATGCGCTGGCCCATGGTGGTGGCTTCCTGCGCGATCACAGACCGGCTCAGCTTCTCCTGCAGCGCATAATCGTTCTCGCGGATGGCCATATCCTCGACGGCCATGTACACGAATTCCGGATGCACACCAGCTGGCGGCGCGTCCTGACGCATCGCAACTCTGATAGCTTTGCTGCGATCGCGCGCCACCAGACCGGCAGCGCGGTCCATCTGTGGCTGTTCTTCGCCGACGTTGTAGATCTCGTTGTTGATCGCGCGCTCACGCTCACGGCCAGTGCCCTCGATCGGCTGCAGCGATCTGCGGCGCGGGGGTGGCTCAACCGGCGCCGGTTCCGGCTCTTCCTCGACCGGCGCCGTGGCACGCCCCTTTGCAAGGTTTTGCATCGCCTCCGTCTCGATCGCCATGACCTCATCGTCATGCTCGTCGGCGATCTTGGCCGGGTTCGTCTTGAACACGCGGTCCTTGTTCTCGGTCAACGGCTTTGGCTTGGCGCGCTCAACTTTCGGTCCCTTCTCGGCGGGACGCGTGAACGTCTTCTCGAAATCCGGCAGGATCTTCTTCAGCTTCTCCCTAATCTCCGGCGTAACGCGCGGGGACTCGGCGGCGATCGTGTGGAATTTCTCGGCGTCGAATTCGCCCCACTTCTCGGCCTTCGGGCCCTGGATCTCGCCCTGGTCGCCGACCAGCTGGGGGATGGCTTCCTGCTTCAGCTGCTCGGCCAGTGTCGTCAACTCGTCGACGCTGAGCGGGCGGGATAAATGCATCACGACACCGGGCTCGCCCTTGGCGCCTTCGATCTCACGCGTGCCCGTCGCAACCACTTGCGCGCCGAGATCTTCGACGCGGTTGGTCGCGTCCTGCAGCGAGAAGGGCTCGCCGCCGTCAAGACGGTCCAAACGCAGATTGATCACAGCAGCGGGCGCCTCCTCGTCCATCTGCTTGAGCATGGCTTCCTGCGCCGCAGCAGCCTCATCCCAGCTGGAATACACTTCCGATTTCTCGAGGGTGGGCGACGTGTCGTTGCGGTCGAGCACCATCAGCACGACGTCGGGCGCGCCGTCGTTGAACTTTTTGAAGGTTTCCTTGTTCCAGCCCTCCGGCGCGTAGTCGTCATTCCACGCGACGCGGCCCGCTTCGACGAAGCCGAAGTCGTGGTACAGCTTCGGCAGAATGGTGTCGAAGGCGTCTAGCTTGCGGCCACCGGCTGCTATCGCAGCCTCCATCATGGCCCGGCCACCCTTCGCGGTGGAGAAGACAGAGATGATGTCGCCATCCGGCTTGATCGCGGCGCCAGATTTTCCGTCATCAGCGAGGAGCAAACGGAAACCGGCGTAGTCTTCCGCAGGATACACGGCCACAGCCGCGCCGAATTTGTTCGCGGCCTTCGCATCGCTGATCGCCTTCTGAAAAACTTCGGCGTTTTTCATGTCGCCGCGCTTCAATTCGACGACACGCAGCGGGACTTTGACACCGATTTTTTCGTAGGCGCGGCGCAGCTCGGGGCCAGCAACCCACTCGGCGTCGTAACTGACGCCGAGAGATTTTAGTACCCGTTCTCCTTCAGGAAGGCTTCGGCTTCTGCGCGTGTAAGAGACGGATGATCTCGCATCGCCTGCTCGATCGGCCCTAAGCCTTCGGGCTGTGAGGAACCCTTGCTCGTCCGCTGCAGACTGGAGATTGGCAACATTCGACTGGGCGGGTCCACCGGGCGACCCGGGTCGACCGGCATCACTCCCGCGCGGCTGAGACCGGAGAAGAGAGCCCTCTCCGTTGCCTCGGTCTGCCCACTGTAGGGCGACGGCGTCGAGTTTTGCTTTGTCGATGGCAGCAACACCGTCTCGCAGCATCTCGTTACCAATCTCGATCAGGTGCATCAAACCCTCGCGAAGATGTATGCGGCGAAATACGGTGAAGCATTCGAGGATCCGTTGCAG